GATGAAGGTAGATTTAAATCCTTTTGAATATAAGTACCACCCAAATAGTGAGAGTTTTCTGTAGGTAATTGGTGTGTGTTATTTATCCAATCATAAGTAAATGTATCGGAGAACCAACCCCACCCAATTGCTTTGTTAAAATCTTTATGAAAAAATAGAAATAGTGATGATATAGAGTTTAATCTTTCTAAACAAATATCTAAAGCTGGTTTATCTTTCCATTCGGGAAGTTGATTAGATATAGATTTACAGATAAATTTTAAATCTGAAATATTATCTCTAATGTGTAGTGGATTATTATTATCGATTACTTTGAATGAGAAGTCATTATCTCTTTCTATGCTTTGAGATTCAAAGATATCTCGGTGTAATCGCATTTGGTAAAACTGCTCTTTATCCATATAAACCTATTTTATATAAGTATGGATACTATGTATGTTTTGCTTTGAAATATGTGATAAAATTACCGATTATATTAGTAACTTGTGTTTGCTCACCACTTGATAATGCTTCTTTACTTTGAGTAGTTCTTATCGGTATTCTTTTATATATTTGAGGTTTATCTGCCATTTTATTTATTGTGTACTACTATACCATTAGCGATATAGCTATTAATATCTTTTACTGTAAAGTTATAAACTTTTTCATTTTCATCTTGTCTCACTGCTTCTATTCTAAGAACTTCTTCCCAAATACCATCTTTAAGAATGTAATCACCTATACCCAATAAACCATAATCAGTTCCTTCTTGTGGTACTAATGCTTTCCAACCATCCTTTGTTAAGAATGGATGTTCTGGTGTAAATTCTATACCAGTTTCATTTATTGTGTAAAGTGATGGTTCATCTCCCAATGATTTACAAGCATCAGCATGAGAACCAACTGTATCTTTGTGATTAATATCTATTACATCGGATACCTTTTCTTCTCCATCCCAACCTACAACTCTATCACCAATAACAACATCTTCTATATTTTTAGTTGTACCATCTTCCATTTTAATTTGTGTTCCAGCTGCGAAACAACAAGGACCACCAGGTGGTATATATCTATTATGTGCTAAAAAACTATTAGCGTAGAAGTTATTATTATCTGCAACTCTTTTAAGATTATAAACTGTTTCTTTTCCTTCTTGTTCAATAATATCTTCAATTGTTACTCCGTAATCATCTAAATGTAATACCTCATCACCCAAAAGAATTTGCTCTACATCCATACCACTATCTTCTTTAGTAGCTTGTGGTGAGTATGATGCGTATCCTTTTGAAATAACATATAATGGATGGTCGGGTGTAGCAGTTAATTTAGTTCCGTTTTCAAATATGTAAGTTACAACATTTTCATTTTCTTTACTCATTACCTCTAATACTTCTTTTGTTTCGTGGTAATCGTTATCTAAATCATATGTGATAACCTTTTCACCCACAACCACATCTTCAATATTCTTAGAACCATTTTCAGTCCATACTTGTGTACCAGCTACAAAGCAAGGTGCGTTGTGTACTATAAATGGTTTCGATGAACTAACAAAGTATGTATCAGTATCTTCTACATCTATTCTATATAGTTGTTGTGATTCATCATTTAATACTACATAGTTAGATTCCGATACCATTGTTAGAGAACCACTATGGTCTAAAACATAATCCTTTGATGCGGTTATATCGTATGCGGTTTTAAATGACATGTGATTCGATGCTGAATCAAATGTTAAAAAGTTTTTGCTAACACCACTATATACTGTTTCTTGATTTGAAAATATAGTTTCAACTACATTATAATATTTTAAAGATTCTGATGTTAGTGTTTCGATTATAGAGTGTGTTACTGATGAATCAGGTGGAAATGAACCATCTGATGTTGCGTATGACCAACTTTCAAATTCAGCTACACTATCCGTATCGGGTGAACCACTTATAAAGAATGATTTAAGTGATTGGCTTACAGATAAGTTTTCTGGTGATTCAAA